TGTTGACATAGGCACGGCTGTACCGGATCGTCGACTTCGGGGACGATTGATCCTCGTAGACCGTTTCTCCGGGCTCTGCCTGTGGAGTCAACTCACCGTCGAGATGTCCGACGAATGTCGTGTTCCCGTGCTCTTCACAGCGAACAAAAACCGGAACGCCCTCCAATTTCACCTTCTTGTCACTCATGGCGTGACTCTACCTTTCCCACCCGTCCATTGGGAGTGGCGGTTCGACTCTCTTTTCGGGTGGTGATCCAGCCCCTGGGTTGTTGATTGTCGAGCTTGATCCTTTTGTCCTCCTTACAGTTGTTCACGTGCTCACGCCCCGATCATCGGAGCGATCGCATCCACGAAGTCCTTGACCAGCATCGGCTTGGAGAGGAGCTTGACGTGGCCCAGATCGGCGCTCGGCTCGCTGGCCGAGTGGAACACGAACTTCTTGGCCAACTCCGGCTTGCTTGCCTGGAGGCTCTTGAAGAAGTCGACGCCGTTCATCTCCGGCATGTCGATGTCGCTGATGATGAGATCCGGCTCGGCGATGGTGCTGAGGAGATCGAGGGCCTGGCGCCCGTTCTCGGCCTCCACAACATCGTAGCCATGACGCTTCAGGCTACGGCTGACTGCACGACGAACGATAGCTTGGTCTTCGACGAGAAGAATGGTTGCCACTGTGACCTCCTGAATCGCCCAAGATAGGTGGGGGCGATCACAGCCTTATCTCGTCGAAAGGGCTGTTATTTCAGGAGTTGGTCACTCGTAGACGATCTTGCCGCCGCGCTCTACCATCGTGTCGCCGTTGAAATACCAGCGCCAATGGCAACCACCTTCATCGGCGCTGTACATGTCGAGGTAGCTACCCTTCTCGACATACTTGGCGATGGTTCTGAGTTGGGGCTCATGCTCTTTCAGAAGCTTGGTTCCGTCGAAGACAAGGTCAGCGATGTTGCCATCATTGTCAACATCGACGTTGAATCCCAGGATACGAAAGTACTCGCACAACTTCCGTCCATCAGCGCCAAGCAGCTCCGCCATGCGGTCAGTGGCTTTCTCGTCGCCAGGAAACCCATCGACGTACGAGACGTACTGGATCTCGATCATGGGAGATCCTCGGTAGCGATCTAGAGCTTCCACGGCGTACCGATAGTTCTCCTTCTTCATCTTGAAGCTGGAGTCCTGGTAGTACATGGAGACTCCCATCAGTTCACGTCCTTCTCGGACTTCTCCTTGCCTGGCTTGCTCATCGCGATGATCACGCTGGGAGTCAATCCCGTCCTCACCAGATCCCTGAGCTCGACGAGGATCTTGAAGTGGTCCTCGTGAATGCCTTGCAGGAGCAGGAGCTCATGTGGAGTCGGATGAAGGCAGTCTTCGAGATCGACCTCGTGCGTCGAGGAGCAGTACTTCCTGATGCAGAAATGGTACTTCCCTGTGCCCTTGCAGAGCTCGCAGTTCTCGGCGTACTGCTTACCAACGCCTCGCCAATCGAGACTGCGCTTCAGCATCTCGGATCTCAGATCGCGAAGTCGGACACGGAGCTTCAGGATCTCTTCTTCCCTTGCTGCCACGGCGAAACCGGAGAGTGCCTCGTACTCGTCTCGGAGTTCGGGCGGAAGTTCGTCTTTCATGCTCACCCCTTGAAAAGAAAAATAACCGGTCCAGGTTCTTATCCCTGGACCGGTGCAGGAAGTTTACCGCTCCCGACATTTTCTGGCTGCACGGGAGATTGAGTCAGAACACGGGACCTTACGGCACTACCTGGCGGCAAATCACCTCGAACCTGTGCATCGATTCGATTACAGCTCGCGCACCTTGAGCAGCATCAGGATCGTCTTGCCAGCGCTCGGCGATCTTGGTCTCGGTGTCGACCATTCGGCACAGCTCGTCGAAGTGCTGCGCCTTTCGTTCGGACATTGCCGAAGTTGCTTGGATACGCTCTTCACGACGTTTCCAGCACCAACCCTGAACGACGACCGAGAGCAGCAGAAAGACGATCGCGATTAGCACGTAGCGGATGGGTATCCTCACTTGGTCCCCTTATAGGGATCAGCAGCCCAGGTATCGATCGGTTCCATGCCGGTCGCTTGAGCCGTAGCGTCCAGGACCGGCATATCACCGTAGCGATCCATCTGCGTACCGATCGCGACCGGAGCAAGATCGTTATCGATCCAACTGATGAACTCGGGCTCGTTCCAGTGGGCGGGACGATCCGTCGTAGTCCGGTGATAGCGCGTGTTGTTGTCGCCGTAGATCGGGTTGTAGAACTCGACGAGGGCATAGCGCTTAGCGCCATTTTTGCCGAGAACGATGACCGCCTTCTTGTCGCTCATCTTGTCGGTGCCGTTGGATAGCCCATCGCCGATGTCGGCAAGATGCTGATCCTTGAACCGCTGGACGACTTTGCGCACCACCTCCTCATAGGCTGCGACGGAGTGGTAAGTGGGATCCTTGTACGAGGCGACCATGGCTGAGAGCTCGAAGTCATCAAGCTTGACGGGAACCACCTCTCGAATGTGCTGAGCAAGAGGTGAGAGATGCTCTTCGAAAATCGAGCAGAAGTCGGCAGCCGCAGCATTCTCCTTGCTGACGCCGGCGGGGCGATGCGCCGCGGCGCTGAGCTTGGTTTTGAAGTTTCGGTTGACCTGCGAGATCGTGTTGGTGATGAAGCGTGGGTTGATGTTGGCAATGCCACGTGCGAAAGACGCAGGTAATTCATAGCCCAGGCCGACCGTGAGCGCAGTGCCGTTCTTGACCGCTTCCTTCGCACCCGCCTGGAACGCCAACAGGCTACCGGAGAACAAACCGAGAGCACCCTCGGCACCGAGCAGAATAGTGGCGACGGTAATCCAGACGCTGTGATTCTGACCGGTAGTAGTGAGCAGTTCGGTGCGGACCTTGCCGATCGCAGCGTGGAAGTTGGCCATCGCATCGCCGACAACGTCCCCTAGATCGCCGATCAGGCGGGTGCGCTGGTCCTTGTCGAGCCAGCAATCTTCCTTCTCGGGGTGACGTTCACACGCTGTGCCTTTATCGACGATCGGAATGCCCGTCGATTTCCCAGGAATGATGTGCTTTTGCGGATCGGATGATGTGCCGGCCGCCTTGCGTTGGCGGTCGAGTAGATCGTGTCCTCCTCCCATGTGGTCCTCCTAGAGTTGAAGAATGGTGTGGGCCACATCCTTGGGACGCGGCAGGTTGGGAAGAACGTCGAGGATCGTTCTCAGGAACTCGATCCCACCGGCACGAAGACGGTGAGTGGAACCTCGGATTCTCCTCGGAGAGAGCAGCGTGTACATGAGGTCGAAGTCGAAGAAGGCCATGTCCTGCATCCATTCCGTGAAGGTGTCTCGCTGCTTGACGAGGAACCGCACGTTCTTGTTGGATACAGTGAGATTCTCTCCTTCGAGGAGGATCGGAGTTCCGATCATGTTCTCCTTGCCTTCGCGTATGGCAAGAGTACAGAGCTGTTCGAGAACGATGATCTTCTCGAAGCCGAGCAGCTCGTAATGGTCTTTCGTGATCGAAGAAGAGACCACGCCTTTCATACTGTTCTCTGTTTCGACGGAGGTCGGAACTCCATCGGACTCCGAATCCACGATGCGGCGGATTTGGACGGTGACCTCTTGATTGTTGACTTCGATCACCTCCCATCCGACTCGAACCGTAGCTTCGTTTGGGCTGGCAGTAGGAATAGCTTCCATGGTCTTTCCCCTTGTTGAAAGAGATGTCCGAGAAGCGGCCATCTTTGTTCAGTTCCTTATCCCGTAGGAGTCTCTCCAATAGCGGGCAGGCCCGTTAGTTTGTGAATGAGAGACAGAACCCACTGAGGGGGTAGACCGTTCCATTTCAAGCTTTTGCCCTGCGTACGAAATACGTACGCCGCCTCTTCCCCGCCTGGTTGATACACACCATGGGTGATCTTGTTTTCATCTCCTGCTGACAGCAGGAGTATGTAGCCATCGGTCTTGGGCCAGTCACGGATGACATCGAGGGGAACGACGTCTTTCCTTTGGTAGCGACCCACCGCTATCGTATGCCCTTCGTGCTCGATTACTTCGATCATGATTTCCTCTTGGCAAAGAAAGAGGGCACGTGGTTAGACGTGTCCTCACATCCTCTACCGTCGACTAGTGTCCGTTGGACCGGTTCTCGTCGATAGCCTGCTTCGTGACTTCCTGCACCAGCTCCCCGAAGCCCTTCTCCGCAGCCGCGATGGTGGGAGTGGTGGCGCATCGAACCACCGCCTCTGCGATCTTGGAACCGATCGCATCGCCGAGCACATCCATCGGATGCTCCTCCGTCCCCTTGTCCGGATTGATGTACTTCACGTGGGCCATCATCTCGATCACCGCTTGCTTGAGATGCTTCGTGGTGATGACCAGATGGTCTGAGTTCGTCTTGCGTGCGTCACGGATCGCACGGGGCTTCGAACGCTCCACGACTTCGCGGCACACGGCCGGGATCTGACCCGCGAGCATGGCGCCGATCTCGGTGAGATCCGCATTCGGCTCGATCAGGTCACGACCGTACATCCGCAGGAGCTGCCTGGTGGCCTCTGCGTCGGGAGGATCGATCGGGATGATCGCATCGATACGTCCAGGACGCATCATCGCGGGGTGGATATCATCCGGCGAGTTCGTCGTGAACACCACGATGACCTCGTCCTTCTTGCGATCCACTCCATCCATCGAGTTGAGGTACTTGTTCATGTCCTCATCCCGCTCACCTTCGAGCACCTCGTCGAGATCCTCGGCGAAGACCACGGCTGGTGCATAGTTCTTCGCGAACTGGAGCGCCTGCGGGAGATGCTTGATGTTGGTGACGTAGATGAACGTCCAGCCGTGAGCGACTGCCACGTTCGCCGTGACCAAGGCGGTGAGGGTCTTGCCGGTACCGAACGGTCCTGCGAGCAGGATGCCTCGTCGCAGGGGGAAGCCCATCTTCCGAGCGATGTCGGCGTTCTCGATCGGGACGAACAGGTTCGTATCGACCATCTCGGAGATGTCGTGCGAGAGGATCAGATTCTCCTTCGTGGTCCCCGACACGTCCATGAACTTCGGAGCCTTCATCGGATCGAACCCCGGGTCGTCGACCGACAACAGGGTGAAGTCCGGCCGGATCGCCTTACCCCGGTAGATCGACTCCGTTCGCAGCACCTCACGGGTGAGCTGGATGAGCTGCTCGATCTTGGGATAGTCCCCCTTGCGGATCAAGCCGGTCAAACGCATGACCGGGAGTCCGTCGACGAGGGCGATCTGCGTCTCGATGTGGCCGGTGACACCATGGAAGGACATCAGACCCCACGGGATCTGCACGATCTTGTTGATGTCCGACTCGATCGAGAGCGTGGCCGGCGGGTTGATACCGAAGAAGGTCGCCTTCTCCTCCTGGCTCACGAAGCCGTAGGTCCGCTCGATCGCCTTGTGCAGCGCCAGTGCGGCGTCGGGCGGATAGTAGCCCGTGAACTTGTGATCGATGGAGATCTCCTTCTCGAGCTCCTCCTTGTGCTTCCTCAGCCAGTGGATGGCCGTCTTGTGGTTCATCCCAGGAGGGAGATCGATGGTTGGCTTGTCGCTGGCATCCTTGAAGTTGATGCCGACATCCTTGAACGTCTCGTCGATCTTGTCGTCTGAATCCTTCATATCGGGTTCGTAGTCCTTCCGTTCGTCTTGCCAAGTCTCGAAGGACTCAGCCTTTACTTCGACCTCCCCAGCAGGGAGGGCTAGTTGTGCAGTGGGGTTGACAACCTTGCCGGTTTTCTCATGCTCGATTACTGCTTTTGCATTCGGGTCGGCGAGCAGTAGATGTTCGACGATTGCTTTCGCTGTGGCGTAAGGGACGCCCTCGCTCAACGCAGTCGCCTCGTCGACATCCAGTCCCTTGATGGCCTCATCGACCATTCCCTTTGCGTCGTACAAGCTCCGTCCGGTTAGTTCACGGACGGCCTTGATGAGGCTGATCGCTCGGGACGAAGTCGCCCCGATCAGCTTAACGGTGAAGTCGTTCCCAGTCCGGTCGTCACCCATCTCCGTATCGATGGGGTTCCTCGCGTACCTCTCCTCGTCGTTGTAGTACTCACACGAGTGATGGTAGTGGGGGCAGCCGCAGTCCTCTCGATGCTTGCGTGTTGCCTCCTCGCAGTCGTCTTCTTCACGGGGTTCTCCGATGGTCTTGCATTCCTCACAGGGCTCGATGTGAGGATGGTTATCGGATTCCGTTCCGTACTGACACCCCCCAACAGGGACATGGATCCACCCGAAGTCGCAGCACCCGGTGCAATCGAACTCCTCGTCGGAGCATTCTCGACACCAGGCAGAGAACTTCTCGATGAACTCACCAGCGTAGGGAGGGTGATCTCCTCCGCAGTCGGGACAGCGATCCCCGTTGAAGGCTCGAAGGTCCTTCTCGAGGAACTCGAACTCCTCGAGTTGGAGGAACGTCTTCTGAACTACCGACTTTGGAACCTTGCCCCGATGAGCATCCGGCCCGCCAGCTAGCGCAGATATTGCCCTGACACCCACCATCTCCCGGATTGCGTTGAGGTGCGACCGGAACCTCTTTACCTTTTCCTCCCTGTTCATTTCGTCTCCTTGAAAAAGAAAACGCGCCCTAGGACGGACGCGTTTCCCAGCCTCGAAAATGATGGTTCGCTACCTGATCGGCTCGCTCTGCATTTGAAGGAGACTTCTGATCAACTTACGTTCCATCTAACTCTTATCTCGACTGTGCTTTGACTTTTTCAGTTGAAGCGAATCGTGCATCCCTTGCACGCATAGCCACAACCTACTGCTCCTTTGACTCTATGACCCGTCGGACCGATGGCAGTGAAGCCGGTGCAGGTGTCATCGCTCTTCGAGCATGTGAACGCCGAGTATCCCGTGAGCTCGATGTTGGTGAAACCAGCATCCTCGAGTGTCTGACGGGCAGCACTCTCATTGGTACAGCTTGGGGCGATTGAAAACAGCACGAGAGCCAGCAGCGCAGATTTCATATCGATCCTCCTAGACATCCAAACGTCGAACATTGAGGGCGTGGGCCTCGATGAACTTCCGTCGAGGTTCCACTTCCTCACCCATGAGCGTGGAGAAGAGCTCGTCTGCCTCCTCCAAGTCGTTAGCTTGGACACGGAGCAGCGTGCGTTTGTTGGGATTCATCGTTGTTTCCCAGAGCTGCTCGGCACTCATCTCGCCTAGGCCCTTGTAGCGCTGGATCTGGAATCCCGTACGAGATCGCTTACGCAGCTTATCGACGAGCTCTTGAGAGGAGATCGCCTCGTCTAGAAGGATCGAATTACCCTGGGGGTCCACTTCTTTTAGACCCATCACTTTGAACGGTCCTGGATAGGGAAGAGTGGTTGCACCCACGACCAGGGCGGCGAGATCGGGGCCAACGATCTGGGCCCACGTAGTCCCAGTCCACGCCCACACGAAGGCTTCGTGAACCAGTTGTCGCAGGGCGAACTGATCCATCGCTGCTTCGTTCTTGAGGTACTCCTCGACCTTGCCCTTCTTAACCTTGTAGAGAGGCGGTTGGGCGATGAAGATATGCCCCCCGTCGAAGAGCTCGTAGAAGTGCCTGAAGAAGAACGTGAGCAACAGAGTTCGGATGTGGGCTCCATCGACATCGGCATCACACATCAGAATGATCTTGTGGTAGCGCAGCGTGTTGATCGTCTTCTCAGGACCGACTCCCGTACCAAGAGCTGTGATGAGAGTGGTGAGCTCTTGCGAGGTGAGCATCCGATCGAAGCGCACCTTCTCGACGTTCATGATCTTGCCCCGTAGAGGCAGGATCGCCTGAAACTGTCGGTTACGGCCCTGCTTCGCTGATCCGCCAGCGGATTCACCCTCCACAATGAAGAGTTCACACTTGGCCGGATCCCGTTCTGAACAGTCGGCGAGCTTACCTGGCAGAGAACTGAGTTCCAACACGCCCTTACGCTGCACCGTCTCTCGAGCCTTGCGAGCGGCCTCTCTCGCCTTAGCGGCGAGCTGGGCCTTGAAGATGACGTTCTTGGCCTCCTTGGGATTGCGCTCCAACCACTCCTCGAGTCTGGCGCTGACCACATTGGAAACAGCCGTGGTGACCTCAGACGAGACGAGCTTGTCCTTGCTCTGACTGCTGTACTTCGGATCAGCGACCTTAACGGATAGAACTGCCACCAACCCTTCACGAAGATCGTCTCCCGATAGGGCGTCGTCTTTGTCCTTCATGAGCTTATAGGACATGGCGTAGTTGTTCACCGTGCGAGTCAACGCCTGCTTGAACCCCATCAGGTGCGTACCACCATCTCGATTCTTCACCGTATTGGTGAAACAGATGACGTGCTCTTGGTAGGAATCGTTCCACTGCATGGCTACGTCGACGGTGACTCCGTTGCTGGTGCCCGACATGGTGATCACGTCGTTGTGGACGACGTTCTTGCGAGCGTTGAGATCCTTGACGAACTCGTGGAGCCCTCCTGTGTAGAAGAACTCTTGTTGCTCCTGCGTGATCTCGCTACGAATGGTGATCCGTAGCCCGCTGTTGAGGTAGGCCAGCTCCTGAAGCTTTCGAGACAGTCGGTCGTAGCTGAACTCGAGGACGTTCTTGAATATCTCTGGATCGGGATGGAACTGGACGCAGGTACCTGAGGCAGGAGATACGATGTCCTGGATGATGGGTGGGTAGGGCACGCCTCGAGAGAAGATCTGCTGGTAGTGCTTGTTGTCTCGGACGATAGTGAGCATGAGCTGATCCGATAGGGCAGTGACTGCTGAGACTCCGACGCCATGGAGACCGGCAGACACAGCGTAGGTGTTCTGATTGAACTTACCTCCAGCGTGCAGCGTAGTCATCACAACCTCCGCAGCGTGCCTCCCTTCTTCGGGCATGATGTCAATCGGAATGCCTCGCCCGTTGTCGGCCACCCGGACAGAACCATCTCGAGCGATCAGAACATCGATCTGCGAACAGTGCCCTGCAAGATGTTCGTCGACGGAGTTGTCTACAACTTCACTGACCAAATGATGAAGGCCATCTCCGTTGTCCGTGTCCCCGATATACATGCCAGGACGCTTGCGAACACCCTCTAGGCCCTTGAGGACGCCGATTGATGAGGCGTCGTAGTTTAGATTCGTTTCCATGTCGCTCCTTTACCATTCGTTACGATTCGCCCTCTTACTTGAGAACCAAAAGGTCGCTAGGAGGCGACGCCACCAGGTCCCACGGGCAATTGCTTTAGGAAGGGCGAGGGGATGGGCGTCGTAAAGGCGAGCCCCGCAATGCCTCCACAAGTAGGAATCGAGTGCGTCATCCAGAAGCTTGACCAGTGCCGAACGATGCTCGTTCCGTTTGAACGTGGTGTCACACCAAGAGGTCCGTTTGTACGTTCTCTCCTCGTTCTCACAGTTAGAACGGAAGATGTGCGTTTGATAGGACTCGTAATACGAGTGGGTGTCTGGATGGTGGTCTCTGTGTACTACGACAGTGATGGTGAGCTCAGTGCTGATACCGAGCAGTTCGTCCATCACGAAAATCTTCGAGGCAAACAGATCTTCTTCAAACACTGGTCCTCCCAAAGAAAAGGGCCATCAAGCCCTCTCCTTCGATTCATGCAGCCTTGCGCTGCTTCTTGTAGTCCTTGAGCCACTGACGATACATGGGACCAACGATGCGCTCGAGGTGTTCTTCGAACGAGAGCAGGTTTTCGAGGTTGAGCCCGACCTGCTTTGCGTAGTCCTTCACCATGAGCGGGTTCCACGTGGCCCCATTCATGAGACGGATCCGCTCCGAGCGAAGGAAGCGAACGTCCTTGTTCCTGAGCTCGTCCTTCACCACGTAGAAGCCGTGGATGAAGATGATCTGGTCACCTTGCAGGTTCCTGATCAAGACGACGTCCCGCTTGCCGAGAAGCTTGAGTCGAGGAGTCTTCTTGATGAGCTCGCTGAAATTCGTGAACTCGCTCTTTCGGAAATCCATCGTTTCGATGTGAGTAAGCCGCATCTGCCCTCCAGGAAAGTTGTCCACCCTTCAAGCCCTTATCCCTGAGGAAAGGCAGGTTCTTCCTGTGCTAAGATGAGGTCATGGATACGATGGACCTCTTCGAGCTCCTGAGCTCGTTAGCCATGATGTGGCTGGTCGTTGGGTTGGTTGCTTGGCGATTCAAGCGCCTCCAGATCGAGGTCGTTCGTCAGGGCCTGATCATCGACCAATTGAAGAACGATCTCCTGGGGAGGCAGAATCGTCCTTCCCCTCCGGTAATCGAAGAAGTCACGAGCCCAAAGGTTAGGGTCGATATCCCCAGAGCCATCGTGATTCAACGATGAAAAGAAAGGGCTCCCCACCGAAGTGAGGAGCCCTTGGCTCGTTCAGGACACCGGCGGCGATGCGACCGGGGTCGACTGCGACTTGCCGTTACCGTTGCTCAACAGCTTCGTGACGGTACTGGCGAGCGGCGTACCAGCGAACGCCCTGGCGACGGCCTCGCTGACGCTGTCTCCACCCAGCACGCGCTGGATGTTGAGAGCCTCGGCAACCTTCGTGAGCGTCTCGTTGTTGCTAAGGGACAGCAACGCCTCGGAGAACCCGCCCTGAATCGCAGCGAAACGGGCGGCGACGGACTTGGCCTCGGCCTCGAGCATCTCGATGGCGAGGTTCTGCCTCTGCTCGGCTTCGAGTTGGGTCTGAGCTTCCAGCGCCCTGTGACGATTCAAGGCCGCAGCGTCTCGGAGGTCGACGATCGACTCCTGGAGCTTGACGTTCTCGTAGTCGGCCTGGATGCGCTTCGACTCGTTGCTGATCTTGGTGATAGTGAGAGCGAGCTCATTCACCAGAGCATCGATAGCGAGTTGAGTGGTGATCTGCTTCGTCTCGGCCTTGGTCTGCGCTTCCGAGCGAACCAACTTCTCGGTCTGCTCGGTCACTTCGACTCTCCGCTTGTAGCGAGAAAGCTCGATGTTCGAAGAGACGACCTCATGCTGCGCAGTGTCGAGCAGAGCCCGGATCTTCTCGTCCTTGAGCTCGACTCGCAGGACCTCGACATCGATCACCCGCATGCCGTTCTCGACGAATCGCATGCCTGGGCGCTTCGCTCCATCGGCGGGCTTGCCCAGGATGGTGTCCCTGATGAGATCGGTGGCATTGGCGTAGAAGTCCTCTGCCTTCTGCTTCTTGACGTAGCCCTTGAGCACCGAGCGGACGTGATCGCACAGGAACTTGACGTAGTTCTCGACGGCGAACCACTGCGTCGACTCACCCTCGAAGCTCACCTGGTACGAGAGATAGAGAGTGACCTGCACGTGATCGGCCGTTTCTACGCTCACGTAGTCGGTGATCTTGTTGTTGTCGACCCGTAGATATACGGTCTTGAGGATGGTGTCCGTGGTCTTGGGCTTGCCCGTCGAGAGCTCGAGGACTTCGAGACCCTCGTCGTACTCGAGCAGGATCGCGTTCGGACCCTTCTCGACACGCCGCTTGCCGGTCTTGGAGACGACCATTGCAGCGTAGCCAGTCCAGAGCTCGATGATCGGAGCTCCTTGGTACTTGGTGTCTAGCGTCAGCGTGCGGGGCTGCGTGTAGTTCGATGCACGAGAGAACTCGTCACCGACCAGTGATTGATCCCCGCTGACCCGGCTCGACTCCATGACGGAGGCGTTCGCCGCGTACATCACCTGGTTGTCAGCCAGATGCGAGCTCTTCTCGCGTCCTTCGATACCGCCCTTGGTTCGCTGCTCCTGCTTCAGGCCACGGCTGACGTCTCCTTCGGAAACAGCACCAGCACGAGTCGTGGGAGAACGCTGGAGGATCGCACGCATGCTGCGGTTGTACTCGGCAGCTTCGGTGTTGCCCGGATACCACAGGTTGACCTGCTTCTCCGAGAGAACACGACGAACGATCACTTCGGTACGGGGATCGGGCAGCAACATCGCCGGGCCCTTGACCATCTTGATCTCGCCGGTGAGGCGGTTCATGAGATAGCGAGCTTCGCCAGCGGGAATCGCCGTGGCGAAGTGCTTGGCCTTGCCGTCGTACTTGATCGCCGAGTGCTCTTCACGCGGATAGTAGATCTGCGTGTCCTTGCCCGTGATGAAGAGCTCCTCGCCAGCCTTGTACTTGCGGCCGTTATCCTCGTAGTCGGCGATCACCTTGATGTGAAGACCCTGGATCTCGTTGAGCTCGATCGCACGGAACTTCTTGCTCGGGCGACCTTCGCTGCGATCTTCCAAGAACCGCTCGGTCGGCTCTGGGAACACGACCTTCGGACCGACTTCGTACCGCTTGTTGCCATCCTCATCGACGAGGATGCAATACTCGAGGCGCTCGAGAGTGAGTGCATCACGGATGAAGTCATTCCCCTCCTTGACGACCTGGACGCCGGTCGGCGGGATGTAGAAGGAGACGTCGGTGCCCTTGATGATGAGCTGCTTGCCGATCGTGAGGTCCGTGACCTGCTCGGGAGTGACCGGCTCGGCGGCATCAGCTCCGCTGACCGTCTTCATGATCGCGTTCTTCCAGTTCTTCTTCGCCTCGTCCTCGTTGTAGACGCTGACGAGGAGATACTGGTTGAAACGGATGTGGTGACCCTGGACCACCTCGGCAGCCTGCCCCGGCCACAGAGCGAACGTCGCCGGTCCCGGGATGTTGATCTTGCGGCCCACATCGAGCTCGGGAGGAGTTTGCGCCGAGCCCTCCGAGGGATGGATATTGGTCCCCTTCGCCGGATTACGAAGGATCAGGTAGAAGCCCTCATTCGCAACCGGAGCGAGCTCCATGGCGCTGTTGAGGTTGTCCGGCTGATCGAACATGCCGGTTTCGGCGTGATAGACGACCGGTCGCTCTTGTGCGGTCGGGTTGATCACCGTCGGACCGGTGTACGTCTTGATTTGGCCCTTGGTGACATCCTGCATGTACGCATAGGTGCCGGGTGGAAGGACCAGGTCTCGCTGCTTGTCTCTCGGTGTCTCGGTCATGATTTCAGTCGCTCCTTGGTTGAAACTGCGTTAACGCAAAAACGAAAGCTACCAACCACGCTCTTTGAGGTTGGTCAGGATTCGAAGGAAGGGCTGTTCTTCCTCTGAACCAATGACGTGCATGACGATCTTCGTGATTCGCATCTTCCTGATGGGCGAAACCACTCCCGGGGATGAGCTGGGTAGATTGACCACTGTGTGGATCACCGAACCAACCGACAGCAACATACCGGCGTCTTCGAACCAGACGACGTCTCCCTCTTTGGGAAGTGGGCCAGCATCCCAAACGCCGATCATATGACCGTCGGGAGTTACCATGAGTGCATCGTTATCGGACAAAGTACCCTCGGGTGCTGAGCTCGTTCATGAGGTCAGCGATGTCGATCACCGTGTCAGCGGGGCTTAGGGTCTCGTCCTCCCGCATCTGCTTAGTTACCTCGGCGGGGGACGCGCCTTTCCCCTGATTCGAGGTCGAGACCTTGTTGAACGCCTCCAGGATCTTCTTCTCGTACGGCGACAAGCCCATTCCGCTGCTCCTTTTTGATCTCATCGGCTTTGATAATGGCCATCGCCAACCCCTTGATGAGCAACAGGGCGAATGGACGGCCACCCTCCTCTAACACTCCTTGAGCGCTTTGATCCACCTCGTCCAAAAACGATGGAGGCATCGGACTAGCCAATGCCTCCTCGATGACCTCTCTCAAAAGAGATTGGTCGCAGTCTTCGGGATTAAAAGGGGTCATCCCTCTCTTATCCCGCTTCTTCGTGAATTTACGGCTCCATGATTGAACGGCAGAAGATACTGCCCTTGGGGACCACTCGTCCAGCCTCTCCGGTCCTCGATCCGAACCATGTGCGACCAGTGGAGTATTGGTCTGAGAAATGTGGCGTGCGTGAGGCGCAGTCGATCACCACAACCTTCTCCCAGCACTCCTTGACCTTTTCGTCCCATTCAGCAGGGACCGCAACGACGATGCCGGTGTGCCCAGCTCCATCCCGCTCTCCATCGTGGTCTTGGTCAGCCAAAGAGGCGTACGAGACGATGCACCCAGGCTCGGGTCGAGCAAGTCGCACGAAACATTTCGATGGGCCATTGGCATCCGCCACCATGAAGTCACAGTTGATCGCCCCACCCTGGAGGTGTTTGCCTCGAACCGGTTGAGAACGATCGAACCCACTAGCCCAGGCAGACAGGGAGACGCAGTCTCCGGTCACGAAGTGGAACTCTTTGTCCTGGTCGTTGGTCCAGATGATGTCGAAGTCTCCATTCGGCTTGACCTTGCCCTTGCGCCAACGAGCGAAGTGATCTGGAGCAGTGGGATCGGTTCCACCGTTGGGATACTTCAAACGGTAATACCCCTCTGGCGACGTAGGTTTGGTCTTGTCGTAGTTGGGGTAGCCGGGGTGATTCGCCATTGATTTCGCTCTGGCGATGACCTGTTCTGGGGTGAGCTTGATGACGGTGCCTCGAGCTTGGGCCATGGGTCCTCCTAACCTAGTCCTACCATGCCCTTCAATCCGGTTAGAAGGTAAGCTAGGCTCCTGGGATGAGCGACCCAAAGAAAGACAAGCCATTGGCTCTGTCTGAACTCACGAATGATGTGGCAGCCGTCATTCTTGGTTCAGTAGCCGCACGAGAGCTCCTCTCTAAACGAGAGGCTGCCTTCTTCGTGGACGAACGCGGCGACGTGCAATTGATTCCGGTTGCTGAATTGCTGCTCGATGCCCTACCCGAACCGATGGCGATCCAGGAGATGGCCAAACAGGGACTCAGCGACGATACCCTCGAGCTCTACCTACGAGGTCGGGACTCTCGAATGAAGAGTCGTGGCATTCCTCGGGAGGCGTGAGATGGCGGAGTTTTGTGATACGACTCGATCTCCGTGCGATTCGTTGATCAAGGAACTGGGCAAGGGAGTGGCCGTAGACAAGAAGACGGGACGATTCTTCGTCCGGGCGTGGACCAAGGACAACACGTTTCAGCACCAACGCTGGATCGAGGTGCAATACTGCCCGTTCTGTGGCTGTCGGTTGGAGATCTTGGAGCTGTAGCTTCGATCTTCCAGTGCCACCCAACACGACAAGTCGAATGCTCGATGGGGTAAAGGCCGTCGTCTACCCCATCCTCATTCATGTCCACTACGCCTACTCTCGTCCAGTGATGGCAATCGTAATAGTAGTAGCTCTTGGTGCAGGTAAAGGGGAACAGAGCTAGCAAAAGAACGACGAAGGACGGCATCGTTCCAAGACTATCACTCGACTTCGGCTGTGGACCTTTTTAGATCGAAGTTCTTGTCTATGAAGTCGATCACGAACGCGGGATCCACATTGCGGTTGAACACGATGTTGGGTCCGTGGTGATCAAGGTAGACAGCCAAGAGCTTGTTACCCTTGCCGTCAGTGTGTTCCTTCAAGCCCTGCGCTGTGTTCTCACCACATTCATGAGAGCCACACTCGTGCTTCCATTGAGGGCGAACAGTAATCTCTCCGTGATTGGCGAAGACATCGCTTGCCCCATCGGGAGTTTCGACATGTTCCACACCATGACGGGGTGGGCAGTGGAAGTGGACGATACAATCCATTTCTGGGTGGCGCTTGAAGATGATGCGCTGGCTCTGCCCTCCCACTGAAGGCTTCGAGCCGTAGGCCACTACGTGGTTCGGTCCTTCGGACTCACACATCACCAGTCCCACCTTGTCGAGCTCGTTGAAGTTGGTCTTGCGGCGGGAAGTGAAGAAGGTCGTGTCCGTCTCTTTGAAGGCGAAGTGTCCCACGGTGGAGCCGAGGAAGGGTTTGTATGCTCCTTCCTTAATGCAGTGATTCACGACTTCACGGAGCGTTGGGGGAACGATGCGGTGATCCCATGGAAGTGGATCGCCGCTGAGCACGGTCGAACGAGTGAAATTACCTCTGGCCCTCGACATTGCAATCTCTACCAGCGTGGCGAGTGCTTCGGAACGGTCGAAGGTCTTTCCGTAGTACGCCTGTTCGGGCGTGATCGTCATGTTGAGCCGTGTGTGGACATCGTTGGCCAACACCAGGTTGCAACTCGTCGACTTCAGTAGATGCAAGCCAGCCCTGAATTGCTCATCGGGGGTTGCACCAGCCGTGGTCTTGAAACCAACCAAGTAGATGTCTTTCCGCCACTCCCTGACTTTCTTGATGATCTTGGTGGCCGGATGCAACTCCATGAGGAACGGACCACCACGAGAAGGAAGTCTGGGCTCATCTTTGCCTGACGGCGTGGTGATGGGCTCGCCGGAATCACCCTTCTCGATAATCGTCCCTGCGAAGTCGCATAAGGCGACGGGCATGAAGACGATCTTCGTGTCCTCATCCGCGATCAATGTGTTGATGAGACGCTCGACATCGGCGTTGGTCTCGAGCTTGTCTCCACCAGCCATCTTGGTGAGGTGAGTGTAGACATTGTAGCAATCGCCCTCTTCCCCGTTCCGTGAAACGTGCATCCGAAGCAGGTTGCCCAAGGACAGGGCAGTTCGTCCGTAGGCTGGAGCGGCAATGGCGAGATGGGGACGAACATGAAATACTGTCCCGCCGCCGATGATGTGGATGCTAGGCGTCTTGGCCTTCATGTCCATCGTCTTCTTCCTCTTCGTAATTGTTGTCTTCTTCGGGATCGATCCATGTGACTTCTTGCTTCCGTCCGTGGCTCATTGCCTCGAAGGCTGGGTAGACCTCCAAGCATGGTTCGTCACGCCAGGTCAGAACTACGACCCCGTTCTTGAACATCACTCCCTCGGCTACTTCGTAGTCAGGAGGATCGTCCTTGTCAGGGACGTCGGACTTCCAGCGCATGATTCGAAAACGTCTCGCCACTACTTCATCCCCACGAAAGAGATCACGGCAACCATGATTGAGATGACCCAGGTTACGATGCCGATACCAGCGACTTCATACCTGCTCGGCTGAAGAAGCGCACGCAAGTAGTAGATCGTGAAGAAGCCAGCAATGATGCACGAAATGAGCTGGAACCACGTCATGTCAGCCTCCGGTTTGGGCGGGATTCTTGTCGAACTCGTAGATCTTGACCGCTTGGTCTAGGGGTTGGAGATTGGACGCGAGTCCTTGGATGGTGGTGTTCTCGTACTGGCTCTCGTAGTTGACGTGATAGTGGCCATGAACGTGAAGTTGCGGTTGGAACATTCGGATGACCTTGGCGATACAGCTTTGAGACCAGCGAGCTTTGATCATGAAGAGGATCTCGTCGGTGTCTTTGATCCCAGGTGGAGGCCACGCAGCGTCGTGAGAAACAAAGACGTCGATGGGCTTGCTCCTGAGATGGGACATCGTAATCTGCATGTCCTTCTCGGTGATCTCCTCTTCTGGCCACCACGGCGCTTTGTTCTGGATGCGCCAACTCTTGTCGATGCTGGGAGCTCCGCCGAGGAACAAGAAGCGGCAGCCGTCCACATCTTCATGAATTGAGCCACGATGCTGATACGTTATGCCCTTCGCTACGTTGTTCTCGACTGGTGGTAGTTCGTGCAACCTCGTGTGATCATCGTGGTTGCCGTCGCAGAAGCGCATTCTCAAGTTTCGGTGCTGAAGCA